AATGCTAGTCGAACACCAACTACCCCATCTACTAATACCGGTAGTGGTGGAGGTGGAGGTGGAGGTGGAGGTGGAGGTGCAGATGCTGGCGGCGCAGGAGCAACTGGTATTGTTATTGTTCGCTACACAACCACCGCAGTGGGCAACATCAGTGACCCCACAACAGACAACTTGGTGGATAGTCCCACACAGTACGGACACGACTCAGGCCTTGGTGGTGAAGTTGTGGGCAACTATGCCACATTAAATCCGCTACAAAGTGGCATTACATTGTCAAATGGTAATTTAGCATTTACTGCTGGTGCGACTAATACAAGTTCTTATTCAACAATAGGTGTGTCATCTGGCAAGTGGTATGTAGAAGGTGTTTGGACTGCAACTGGTTCAACTGCAATATTGGGTGTTGCTTTGCAAGCATATGCTGATAAAAATACATTTCCCGGAGGGAATTTGTATTCTTATGGCTATGAATATAGTGGTTATAAATACAACAATAATAGTGGCGTAAGTTATGCCGCAACTTGGACAACCGGCGATGTAATTGGTGTTGCTCTTGATTTAGATGCAGGGACTATAACTTTTTACAAAAACGGCGCAAGTCAAGGTGTTGCATTTAGCGGTTTGCAAGCAGGTACATACTTCTTTGGTGTTGGTTTATACAACGCTACAGGCAACATTAACTTCGGTCAACGCCCATTTGCCTACACAGCCCCAGCAGGATACAATGCGCTAACAACTAAAAACTTGCCTCGACCCGCAGTGGGCAGTGCGGCAGCAACACCTAACGAATTTTTTGATGCAGTGACTTATACTGGTAATGGCACTACACAAAGTATTTCAAGTCTTAATTTCCAGCCTGATTTTGTGTGGACAAAAAGGCGTGATGGCGGATATGTCCACGGTCTTTGGGATTCGGTTAGAGGTGTAGGAAAACACCTTATGTCCAGTCTCACAAATGCCGAAATAACGAATGATACTGATGGTTATCTATCATCGTTTAACTCTAATGGGTTTACTTTAATTGCAGGAGCAAATAGTAGTGCAACTTGGAACCTAAATACTTCACCTTATGTAGCATGGTGTTGGCGGGCAGGCGGAGCCGCAGTATCAAATACTGCTGGCGCTATTACCAGTCAAGTCAGTGCCAATACTGCTAGTGGATTTAGCGTTGTAACTTATACTGGCACAGGAACACAAGCTTCAGTAGGTCACGGATTAAGTGCCGCACCTGAATTAATTATAACCAAACCAAGAAATCAAACAGACGGTTGGCACACTTACACTACGGTAATTGACGGATCAATGGATTATTTCTTCCTTAATACCACAGCAGTCAAAGGTGATAGTGGGCTAGCAGTTCCAACAAGCACAGTATTTTACAATGATGGGTGGTCAGCATCCTATAACATGGTTGCCTACTGCTTCCACAGTGTAGCAGGTTATTCCAAAATTGGCAGTTATACCGGTAACGGATCTGCAGACGGAGTGTTTTTATATTTAGGATTTAAACCCAAGTTTGTTTTAATTAAACGAACAAACGTAATAGAAGATTGGGTCATAGTTGATGCTTCAAGAAATCCAAACAACGTGACAAATTTATATTTGTTAGCAAGTTCATCTGGTGCCGAAGGTACTACAACTTTATATGATTTTGTTTCTAACGGTATTAAATTTAGAGGTAACAGCCAAAATGAGAGCGGCAGTACTTATATCTATATGGCCATTGCAGATAAACCGTTTGGCAATGTCAACGGAGTAGCACGTTAAATTAAATCCATAACATCAAACACTGTTTGCAATTTGGTACGCATGGTTCTATTACCAAAGCTACTACGCAGTGCTTGATGCAAGGGTTTGGGTGCTGAGTCTATTGTGGCCCACGCCCATCCGTCATGTTCTTCACTTAGAACAGGCGCAAATTCACGTTCAACCACACAGAGATACGTGTGAAAGTTAAACACTGAGTCATTTGATACAAAAGTTTCCAAGGGCATTGTTTTGAGTATTTGTGGCACAACGCCTATCTCTTCTGAGATTTCACGTTGCAGGCCTTGCCAAGCACTTTCACCAAGGTCATTGGTACCGCCCACTAGGCCCCATGTGCCAGCGTGTTTGCCTGATGATTTTTGAAGCAATAAAATACGTCCCGTAGTTTTGGCATAAAACAATGCACCACTACAGACAATTTTATCTTTTATAATTCCAGTCGCCATCTTCCTCGATCATATTCACCTTCAAATGATTTGCGCCATTGAATGCCGTTCCATTTGTACTGCACGTTAGTATATATGTTTGTGAGGTAAACTATGGTGTCCTTTGTGGCTTCAGCGTTGAACACCACACGCCATTTTGCACCATCCCATTCTATTATGTCATTGGTGTTGGCAATAAAGTCTGATTGATCAGTGTTTTTCCAAGCATCCGGACCATCTTCATTCACAAACAATTCATAAGTTATAAAGTCATCCACAGCAGCATTAGTGGCCAATCTAATAACATACTTGTCCTGTATGTTCATGGCTGTAAATGCCACCTCCACATTGTTAACCAGCACTCTACTGTCTTTAACACGAACATAGTCAATGCTGGTGTCTATTCTATTGCTACGTGTTTCTGCTATCAGTGTTTCTCTAATGCCACCACCAATGTTGTTGATAATCAAATAGCGTGTGCCAACTGTACTGGCATTTAAGCCACTGCCTGGACCACTTTTTTCCGGATCAACAATGGCGTCAAATGTGCCTGGACTGTTGGGTCTATAGGCGCTGGCAATTGTGCTGTTGGTTGGATAAGTGTCTTCGTCCCAATTAACAGTTAATACTGTTTCGTCTAGGGGATTGAGCGCACACGTACCACTGACCTCAGTACCATCTTCCTGTATCAAAAACAATCTACTAACACCTGGTCTAAATTGTCCAGGATACTGATCCAACATGGTGCGCCAATTGATATCTAAGCCGTTTTTAACACTCACGTACAAACTGTTGTTGTTGGCATAGGTAACGTTTTCTCCTGGATCAAGTATCCTAGCACTGCCACCGTGTATGGTAACACCAAAGTTGTCAATGCTGGCACGAGCAGTGTTCATAAGGTCATTGATATTGACACCGTCGTTTACATCAATTCCTGAATCAACCCCAAACCCGTCTATGTATGTGTTTGTTGTTGTTGATTTGCCCTTGTATATGCCCATGATGATGTTGGTGACCACACCCAATGTTTTGACCTTGGCTGGAGGACTGATCCATATGGGCATGTCAAATGTCAGTGTGGCAATGTCAATGGCACTTTCTGTACCAACTGGCACTTGTCTATTGCTGAATGTCATGTTGGTCATGTTAACCACACTCAAACTGGTCCAGTCTAGATAGTTGTCAGTTGTTTGTATTTCCAAACTGGGGTTGAACAGCATCATGATCTGTTCTAGTATTTGTAATTTTTGTTCTGTACTGCTACTCCATATGTCTGCTTTGAGTGTTAGTTTATAGGGAGTGGGCATTAGTCGTTCTATAGTGTAGTTTTTGCCTTGACTGCTGGTATACTGTGGATCAGTGCTGTCAGCATCATCTATTTCACGTTCTCTAATGTGTACCTTGCCCACGTGTGTGGCATCACTTAGTCGTTCACGATCCATTTGTAAATCGCTGATATACACAGCAATGCGTGGAGTGCTGTTGATTTTGTTTTCACTGTTTTGTTTGTTGATGTGTGCAACTTGACGATCTGCATCACCATACATCACTGGCACACGCACCAGCGATCCGTCGCCGTATTTCACCACAAAATTGCTCAACAAACGAATTGTTTGTAGCAAGTAACGTCTTATTTGACCATCATAAAAGAAATTGATAATAATTCTCCTTACAAATCAGCTTTGGGTTTTAACACCTTGCTCAGTGCTTGGCGTTCTGGTACTGCTTCACCAGCAATTTGATTGGTTGTTGTGTTGTTAATAAAGCTGGTCTTCAGTGTTTTACGGGTGCTGTTATTGGTCATGGTCATTCTAACAGCATCTTCGGTCTTGACCCAACGTGTGCTGTCATATCTAAATAATCTATTTGGCATAAAATCAGTGCGTAAAAAATAATCGTTTGTGTGTGCAGTAGTTGGAAACTGTATACCATGCCCAAAATCTACACCGTTAGACGGAATACCATCTCCAACCAAATATCCATCATATCCATTTCGAATTGCGCGGCCATGTATGGCACTGGCATCTGGACTCATTGAACTAGCATCAACACTAGTAGCATCAATGGTCTGAATCACTGGTCTACCATTTGCTGGGTCAACTGCCAGTGTGTAAAACTGTTGAGTTTCATAGCCACTTTTGGGAGCATCTGCTTCTGCCTGTGACAGTATGGCATCGTTGATCTCTAATTCTTTGGCCTTGGTGCTGAGTATATCACGCAGGGTTTGATTGGTTGGATCACCATTGGCATCAACTGCGGGATTGTCCAGCAGGTCTGCAAACTGTTGACTGTCAACAATCTTCTTGAGTTTGAGTCTATACAGGTGTGGATACCATGTGATACTAAAACCTTCACTGGCTCTGCTGACATCTTCAACGACAAAATAACGTGGCAGTGCAATGTTGTAATCATTGAGTGCAAATTCATCTCGCAAGTGAGGCAATTCAAATACATCGCCGCTTATGGGCTTGCGCCCAATGCTGGTGATCCAATCATTGATATGCACAGTCATAAAAATTGTATCATTGTCAATGAACAGGCCAAATTGACTTAGGTTAAAATCCAAGTTTTGTACATTGTAAATGCCCCTAACTGAATAAATGCTGGAATCATATTTTCTATCCCTATTTTCTAAAAACAGCAGGTCTTGAATATTGGTTTCTTTCAATGTGTCATAGTGTGGTTGATCCGCAGTGGCATTTTCCGCACTGGTGTTAACACCTATATACTTGTGAAGATACAAATCAGTACCACCAATAGCAAACATCTCCGCTATTTGG